CAGAGTTGCAACTCATGGGGACCCACTTTACCAACTCATAAATAAGCATGTTGGTGAAAATAGAAAAGTTTTTTTCATCCATGGTGGAGTGGATACTGAAGAAAGAGAATTAGTAAGAAAAATTACCGAGGAAGAGACAAATGCAATTATTGTTGCTTCTTATGGCACTTTTAGTACAGGTATCAATATTAGAAACTTACACAATGTTGTCTTTGCATCACCAAGCAAATCCAGAATCAGAAACCTCCAAAGTATAGGAAGAGTTTTAAGAAAAGGAAAAGAAAAAGTTTCAGCAACATTATATGACATTGCAGATGATTTAACCCACAATGGGAAAAGAAATTATACTCTAAACCATTTAGTTGAAAGAATAAAAATCTACAATGAAGAAAATTTTGATTATGAAATAATTACCATAGATTTTAAAAAATGATGGAAGAAGAATTTTATGCAGCAATTAAACTAGTATCAGGTGAAGAAATCTTTTCGTTAGTTTCTGTCTCCGAAGAAGAGGATAGAACACTATTGATTCTTGACAGTCCTGTTATCATCACTCCAATGATGACTAAAACTGGATCTATTGTTGGTTATAAGGTAGAACCCTGGATGAACATTCCAGATGATGATATGTATATTGTTGATATGTCTAAAGTTATCACCATGACTGAGGTGAGTGATCAAGACATCATTAATGTCTATCATAAATTTAATAGGGCAGCTTCAAGAGTGCCTATAGATAGAAAAATGGGTCTCATCTCTAAAGTAGATGAAGCAAGAAAGACTCTAGAAAAGACTTATAGAAATAGTTAAGTATTACTTTTTTTGAAACCCCACAGAGTTATCCTACTCACATTCAAACAACTTGTCAACTCCTTGTCAAAAGGTTATAATAATGGTACTATTTGAACACTTATAAAATTATTTTATGTTAGCAGTAATGTCCAAAGGAAAAAAGAGATCAGAACACTATGTAAGCAATAAAGAGTTTCATCTTGCTCTGGTTGAGTATAAGAAGAAGGTCATTGCTGCCAAAGAAAGTGGTCTTCCTAAACCAAGGATCACTAACTATCTTGGTGAGTGCTTTTTGAAGATCGCTACACACTTATCATACAAACCAAACTTTGTCAATTACATGTTTAAGGACGACATGATTTGTGATGGGATTGAAAATTGCATTCAATACATAGACAATTTTGATGTTGAAAGGACAAACCCATTTGCATATTTTACACAAATTGTTTATTATGCATTCCTAAGGAGAATTGCTAAGGAAAAGAAACAACTTGAGATTAAAACTAAGATCATTGAAAGGTCTGGATTTGATGAAGTTTTCTTTGCTGATACATCTGAACTAGGATATACTTCATCAGATATGAATAATATTAAAGATGGTATTAATTATAGATTTTCATGAAGGTAGCAATAATAACTGATACTCATTATAATTTTAAAAAAGGAAGTCAAGTATTCCATGATTATTTTGAGAAATTTTATAATAAAGTATTCTTCCCATTCTTAGAAAAGAATAAGATTAATACAGTTATTCACTTAGGCGATATCTTTGATAATCGTCGAGCAACTGATTATTGGAGTATTGAATGGACTAAAAGGGTAATTCTAGAACCTTTGAGAAAGTATAAGGTCCATTTAGTTCTTGGTAATCATGATATCTTTTATAAGAATACAAATAAACTGAATAGTCCTGAATTGTTGCTTGATGGATATAAGTCCATTAACATATACACTAAACCAACTAATGTTCAAGTTGGGGAACAGCAAGTTCTATTCATTCCCTGGATTACGCCAGATAGCGAATCAGAAACCCTAGCAGCAATTCAAAACACCTCATCAAGGGTAGCTATGGGTCATTTGGAATTGACAGGGTTCTATGCCCATAGAGGGCATGTACAGGAAGGTGGAAGAGATAAGTCTGCATTCCAAAAATTTGATAAAGTTTTTTCTGGACATTATCACACTAGAAGTGATGATGGTAAGATTTACTATCTGGGTAATCCATATCAACTTTATTGGAATGATTATGGGGATACTAGAGGGTTTTCTGTTTGGGATACAAAGACTAATGATTTGCAATACATAAACAATCCATTTGAGATGTTTAAGATTTGCAATTATGATGAAGAACAAGTTGAAAAAGACCTGTCTCCATATACAGGATGCATGGTAAAACTTGTAGTTAAAAATAAAACAGATCAAAAGAAGTTTGATAAATTTCTTGATCTTTTAATTAAATCTCAACCACAAGAACTCAAAGTCATTGAGACAGTAAAGATCAATGAACAGTTTGATGCTGATGAAATGGTTGAACAAGAAGATACTCTTTCTCTTCTTAAAAAATATGTGGATGAATCTGAAATCAAGTTAAATAAGAATAGAGTAAAAGAATTGATACAGTCAATTTATCAAGAGTCATTTCAGATGTAAAATGTACATACTAACAGTTGCAGAGGAAGATAGAGAAGGAGCATTTGCTGTTGAGAATAGAAATGGCGAAAAAGTCTTGTTCATGTTTGAAGAAGAAGATGATGCCCAAAGATATCTTTCAATGTTAGAAGAGTTAGATTATCCAGAAATGGAAGTCACTGAGGTTAATCCTCAAGTTGCAATCATGGCTTGTGATCATTTGGATTACAACTATGCTATAATTACCACAGATGATATTGTAGTTCCTCCAGATTATGATAAAGTTTCAGAACCTGAGATATAAAAATTTTCTTTCTTCTGGAAACTATTGGACAGAAATTAAGTTAGATCAACAAACAGCAACCCTAATTGTTGGGCATAATGGTGCTGGCAAAAGCACTATTCTAGATGCTCTTACTTTTGTTTTGTTTAATAAACCTTTTAGGAAGATTAATAAAAACCAATTAATTAATAGTATTAATGAAAAAGACTGTTTAGTTGAGATTGAGTTATCAGTCAGTCAAAAAAATTATAAAATTAGAAGAGGGATGAAACCCACTCTGTTTGAGATTTACAGAGAGGGAGTTTTATTGGATCAAGCATCCTCATCTAATGACCAACAGAAATGGTTGGAACAATCTGTATTGAAGTTGAATTACAAGTCATTCACTCAAATTATCATTTTAGGATCATCAAATTTTGTTCCATTCATGCAACTTTCTTCTCAGCATAGAAGAGAAGTTGTTGAAGATTTATTGGACATTAAAGTATTTTCTTCAATGAATGATGTGGCAAAAATAAAAATTAAAGAATTAAAAGATCAAATTAGAGAAGTTGGATATAAAAAAGACAATGTAGAAGATAAAATAGAATCACAGCAAGACTTTATTGAGAAGTTAAGGAAAAGAAAGACAGAAGATATACAATCTAGAAAAACAAAAATAGTATCTTTGGATACAGAAATAAGTTCGCTGGTAAAAGATAATCAAGATATTCATTTACAAGTTGAAGAAAATACAAAAAGATTAGAACAAGTTTCTTTTTCTGAAGATCTTCTTAGGAAGTTAGAAAAACTAAACATAAAGATAGAACAAAAAATTACTAACTTAGTAGATGAGCACAAGTTTTTTAAAACTAATAGGGTTTGCCCTACATGCACTCAAAACATTCAGGAGGAATTTAGGTTAAATAAGATTGAACAAATTGAGGATAAATCAAAGGAAGTTCAAAAAGGTCAACAAGAACTAGAACAATCCATTGAGGCAGAAAAGAAAAAACAACATGAGTTCTTACAACTTACTAAAGAGGTTACACAACTAGCAAATGAAATTAATTTTAACAACGTTAAAATTTCTGGACTTAGAAAACAAATCCAAGAAACTGAATCTGAAATTCAAACACTTACCAGCAGAAATCAAGACACAGATACTGAGTATGAAAAGTTAGACTCTTTAAAAGAATCTCTAGAATCTATTTTAGAAGATTCTTCAAATAAAAAAGAAGAATTGCAGAACTACGAGTTCATTAGTTTACTCCTCAAAGATGATGGGGCAAAGTCTAAGATCATAAAGAAGTATCTCCCAGTAATTAATAGCAACTTAAACAAATACTTAGAAATCTTAGACTTCCCTGTAAACTTTACTTTAGATGAAGAGTTTAATGAGAAGTCCTTAAATCCAATTTATGAAGACTTCTCATACTCATCATTCTCAGAAGGTGAGAAAATGAGAATTGACTTGGCACTATTGTTTACCTGGAGAGAAGTTGCCAAGGTTAAAAACTCAATCAACACAAATCTACTAATACTTGATGAAGTTTTTGATAGTTCACTTGATGAAGCAGGAACAGATTATTTTACAAAAATTATCAAGTTTGTAGTAAAAGACTCAAATACATTTGTGATCTCTCACAAAGTTGAAGACCTGTTGGAAAAATTTGATCAAACAATTAAGTTTGAGAAGAGAAAAGGATTCAGCATGATGGTTGACTCTGACTAGACAAAGTGCTATCATGTTGTTTGACAAGTTATAATTTTTGTTATGTTTGGTCCTGAAGATGAAAAAACTTACACGGACATGATTAAAGAAGGTTGGGAAATGACAGCAGATGGATTCTGGTGTCCATCAGATACAACTGAAACACTTACTACTTTTGATTTGATTACTATGCCTGAAGACACAAATAAAAATGGGTTTTGGAAATATAATGAAGATAAAATCCTAAAGCAACTTGAACAGTATATCTCCAGTACTTATAGTCAACATTATGTTGATAGAACTGGTGGTGGTACTGAACAAACTTTGGATAAGATTAAACACAATCGTCGTGAAGGTTTTTGTGCTGGTAATGTAACCAAGTACATTGATCGTTATGATACTAAAGGAACACCTCGTGCTGACTTGTTTAAAGTTCTGCACTATACTATTCTCTTGATTAATCATCTTAATCTTGTTGAAAACAAATGAAACTGAAACCTCAAATTATGAAACTTTCTGATACTACTCTTTCTGTTCTTAAGAACTTTGCTTCTATTAACCAGTCCATTCTGGTGAAGCAAGGTAATAAACTTAGGACTATTTCTGTCATGCAAAACATTCTTGCTGAGGCAGATGTTAATGAAGAATTTCCCAAAGACTTTGCCATTTATGATCTCAATCAGTTCCTAAATGGAGTTGGACTTCATCAAGATCCTGATCTTGATTTTACTAATGATTCTTATTTGATTATTAGAGAAGGTAAAAGGAAGGTCAAATATTTCTTTGCAGATCCTGAGGTTATTGTGTCTCCCCCAGAGAAAGAGATTTCTCTTCCAACCCAAGATGTGTGCTTCCAAGTAGATCACTCTCAACTTGATAAGTTGATTAAAGCAGCAGCAGTATATCAACTGCCAGATCTTTCTGCTGTTGGAGCAAATGGTGTTATTAGTCTTGTTGTTCGTGACAAGAAGAATGATACTTCTAATGAGTATTCAATTATTGTTGGTGAAACTGATTCAGAGTTTACCTTCAACTTTAAGGTTGAAAACATTAAGATCATTCCTGGATCTTACAATGTGGTTATCTCTCAGAAATGTATTTCCAAATTTACTAATGAGAAGTATAATCTAAATTATTTTATTGCTCTTGAACCTGATTCAACATTTGGATGAAATACAAAGTCAGATACAAACTACCAAAAGACAGTAGATATCTGGAAATAATTGTAGAGGCAAATAATCAATGCCATGCAACAAAAGTTGCACAGGCACAGATTCCCTCTGCAATTA